TAATAGAGACACACCTAAGTTAGCTTCTTCGGCAAATTCTGACCTGTTCCATGATGGCAAGGTCTACTTCTCATCCAATGGTATAGTTCAGGATCGCTCAAATCTGGATGATGTTCAGGACTTTACTTTAGGACGTACTTCACGCCCTCAAGCTGAGATTATGCCTTCAATTGAGCAATCCTCTCCAACTATCAATTTCAAGATTGAAGTCGTGAATCAAGTCAGTGGTGCAACTGTTGAAGCTGAACAATTGGATGAGAAAACTGTCCGGATCATTGTTACAGATGAACTGGATAAGCAGCTTCCAAGAAAGGTACCGAAACTTGTAAGTGACCAAATCGCAAATCCAAACTCAACCATTAGTCGGTCTTTGACTGAGAATACGACAGCAAGACGGAATCGTTAATTTAAAAGCTACCTTTAGAGGTAGCTTTTTTAAATAAATTAGGACAAAATTTCAAAAAATTGGTGAATATTCTTATGCTTCCTCCAGTTCCTAAAACTAAGTCATCAGAAGTAACCGATATTATTAACTCTGCTGTTCTTACTGGATCGATAAGTGAATTTCAGTATTTTAGATGCAAACGGTTGCTTAATGATATTAAAGAAACTGAGCCACTAGATTGGTTTTTATTAAGCAACAGTATTATTGAAATGTATTTTGATAATCCTATTCTTGCGCATCAATACGCTCGAGAAGTACTGAAAATTAGCAATAGTGTATCAATTTTATCGAATCTTTATTTTGTTTTTCTTAGCTCAGTAGATTTTTCTAGTGCTAATGAAAATATTGATAAAATTATAAGTTTGTGTAGTAAACAAAATTTACCCTTAGAAAGTTTTATTCCTATTGACTTCAAACCTATAACTTATTTTCTAGATGGAATTTTAAATGATGATTTAAATTATTATAAAAGATTTAAAAAGGAAGACTTTAATGAATTTATTCAGTTTTTTGAAATTAAAAATAAACTAGAAATTGATTCTAGAGTCTTGAAACATATCGGTTCAATTCTTTTTAAATGTTTTAACTCAAGGAATGTTCGGTGTCGAAAATATGAATATAGTTTTATTGATGATGAATTTTTAATATTGCTTTATGTCGATAGAAGTTTTGATGAGATTGACGCTATGAATTCAGAAATATTTAGTAAATGCTATGATGAGGGTTTAATTGATGAACTGAATAAACTTTCATATTTTATTATTCCTTATGAAGTGGGCGTGGATTGAAAAATGGCTACTACAGATACACTAAATTACTGTTATGAGCTGTTAGGTAATTCTACAAAATATGATGAATGTCACAAAAGGAATATTATAGGGCGTGCTTATTACCATGCTTTTTATGAAGTCCGACATCATTTAGAACAACGACTATTATGGCCAGTAACAAAGACAAAATGTGGAGCTCATGAAAAAGTCTATAGCAGACTTAGTGGGTACCCTGCGGGTTCAACGTCTGAAATGATTCAGAAAAGAGCTGCGGAAATCAAAAATCGAATACAAAAATTAAAGAGGTTTAGAACAACAGCTGACTATCATCTTCATCTAACGATTTCAAATCAATTAATAAACTATATTTTACATGAATCTAGTCAGATATCTGAAGAAATATCAAGACTTTAGTTGTTAAAGATACTTTTATACCGACCCATTATGAGGTCGGTTTTTTATTACCTGAAGGAAAGTTATGTACAAGTTAAAGCTAAATCCTCAGACCAGCGGCTATGGCGTAACACCGGGTGATGATGTGAAACGTCAGCAGATGGATGGCGGTCGTGGTCGCTATTACATCGATGTGAAACGTAACAGCCACATTGTTGATGTGAACTGGAACTTAAGTAAAACCGATTTCAATAAAATGATGGCTTTCTGGCGGGTCTACCAGAACAAACCAGCCTCATTTTATGCGGATTTGGTCATAGACCAAGGAACACGTCAGCAATACCAATGCAATTTCATTCCGAACTCGTTCAAGACCAATGAAGTGAATGGCAACCTTTACCGGGTAAATGCACAGCTCGAAGTTGTTCAAAACCAGCCTAACCTTACGGCCGATATAGCTTTGATTAAGGATTGGGAGGTCTAATGGATAACGAATACGCCAAGTTCTTTTTCAATCGTAAAGTCGATGTTTATCAACTGGAATGTATTGAGCTTTCTCATCCTTCCTTTATGAACATATACCGAATAGTTCGTAATGATGATCGTGGGGTGTATGTACAACATAAGGAAGGATCCGGTCAGGTCTATTATGAATTTTTGCCAGCATCTATTCAAAGATCCGGAATGCTGGGTGATCTGGACCAGACATTAACCGTTTCTATCTCTGGTCTAGGTGATGTGATGCCTGATGAGTTTGAACGGGTAATCGAAGGGCAATATCCAGATGTAAAGCCAACCGTAAATTACCGGATTTACAGTTCAGACAATCTGAACTCTCCAATGTTTTATTTACTTGGACTGCAACTCTCAAGTGTCGCCATGAACCATAAAGCTGTGACATTCAAGGCTGAATCACCACGATTAAATACCACTAAAACTGGGGACATTTTTGCACTGGATCGCTTTAGTGGTTTGAAGGGGGCTATATGAAAAGTCATGATCATTTGCTCGATAGGCAATATGACGAGGATCACTACAACTGTGTTCACTTTGTTCATGAAGCTGCAATGGACCTATATGGCATAGATCGGGCTGAAGCGCTTGAACTCTTTATGCAGCCTAAGGGCAAAATTACTTTTTTATCTTCACGGTTAAAACTTTTAAATCCGCTACCCATGCCCAAGGAAGGCTGCATAGTCGCCTTCCATCCGAGACAAAGAAATAAGCCCCCGCATGTGGGGCTTTTTCGTGGGCAAAAGATTCTTCACCTCATGGAAAGCGGAGTCACTTATTTGCCTGAAGAGGTTGTGATGGAAATGGGGTTTAATCGGGTCAGTTATTATGATTAAAGTTATTTATAAAAAAGACGCTTTGTCTGAAGAAAAGACAATTGAGCAGGCTCAAACCATTGGGCAATGGCTCACTTCAAAATATGAACATATGCCTGAGCATGTCCGTATCTTTCATACTACAAGCAATATGGATCATGCCGAAATTTCATTTGCGAATGAAGTCACACCAAAGAATGCATATGACTTAAAGCAGCTTGATTTCTTACCGGGCACTTTTATCGTAGTTGAGAACCCTAAATGGGTCGCGGCTATTGTTTCGATTGTGATTAGTATTGCGATCGCATTTTTAATGCCAACGCCATCAATAGCACAAACGACTCAAAATACTAACCAGTCTTCTTCAGCAAACAATGAACTTTCTAACCGGGAAAACAAGATCCGGGTGAATGGTCGTATTGCTGATAACTATGGAGCTGGGTGGAATACTCCCGACCTAATCGCAGTACCTTACAAGGTATATGAAAACAACGTTGAAGTTGAGCATGTAGTGGGCTGTATTGGGCGTGGACACTATAAAATCAATGGAGCTTATGACGGTGAAACCAATATTGTCGATATTGCTGGCGCATCGGTAGAAGTCTTTCGACCAGGTGTAGATATTGTTTCAGGTGAGCCATATTTCTCGCTTGGTACCGAAATTACCACGCCGCCACTAACGGTTCAGCATCAAACTTCTGTTAATGGCCAAGTTTTACGTCCTGCTGATACACAATCTTTAGAAGGTACGAACTACCTTCATTTTGCATATCCAAACGAGATTCTTCGGGCAACGGCAAACAACACAGATTTAACCACTAAGTTTGTAAGTAATGACCGCGTAGAAATCACCAATGCCTCATTCACGTTTAATGGCCAGACTTTTGATTTAAATGGTACTTATAGCGTTCTATCGGTAGCTGATGACCGTATGACGTTATCAAATCCGGCGGCCGTTAATGCTAACTGGTTAAAGCTTAAAGAGTTAAATAACCAGCAAACAGCAGCTTTATCACCAAAGATCAGTTCAATAGGTGAAAAGTGGATTGGTCCATTCATTCTGGACAATGTCGAACGAAGTCGGGTGCTATGTAACTTTGTGGCCACAAATGGACTTTATACCGTTTCTTCAGGTGGGTATCAGGCCGCTGTAAACGTCACGATTGAAGTAGAAGTAACGCCGGTAAATGAATCGGGTGCAGCCATTGGTAATCCAATGCTAAAGCAGATCATTCTAAAGGGTTCGGCAAAGTCACGTCAGACAGTTGGCGCAACGCTGGATATGGTGACATTTCAAGGTCGCTGTAGTGTCCGTGCACGTCGTTTAACACCAACACCGGCGGTTACAACGGTAGTAGATGAAGTAAAGTGGCAGGCGCTTTATGGTGCTTATCCTTTGCAAAGCACAGTGTATGAACATGAAACGGTTTTTCGTGCGCGTACTTATGCAACCACTGGAGCTTTATCTGTTAAGTCCCGCAAGATCAATTTTGATCTTCAGCGAATGTTGCCGACTTATAAAAACGGGGCAATGACAACAGAGCTATATCCAACGTCTAGCTTTGCTGATGCTTTGGTATCTATGGCACTCGATGACAAGATTGGCCGCCGTTCGATCGATGAGATTGATCTTGAAAACATCTATCGGACCTATAATGATGTAGTTGATTATTTTGGTACGCCGCTAGCGGCTGAGTTCTGTACTACCATTGATGATACGAATCTATCTTTTGAAGAGCTGGTTACCAATCTTTGTGATGCGGTGTTTTGTACTGCATATCGGCAAAACAATAAGCTCAAGCTTTATTTTGAACGGCCAACTGATAACTCGGTAATGCTGTTTAACTTCAGGAATATCATTCCAGATAGTTACAAGCATGATCTAACCTTTGGCGTGATGGATGACTACGATGGACTGATCTATGAATACACGGATCCGACCGACGATAGTCGTATCAATATCTATTTGCCAGACAAAGGAGCAAAGAACCCGAAAGAAGTGAAATCCGTTGGGGTACGAAACAAGTGGCAAGCTCATTTTAATGCGTACCGGATCTGGAACAAGCTTCGGTTTCAACGTAAATCCATCACCTTTGATGCGGCGCCTGAGTCTGAATTGCTTGTGCTACGTGACCGTATTGCTGTAGCAGATTATCGCAATGGTATTCATCAAAGCGGGGAAGTGGTACAGCAAGAGGGTTTAATCCTCACCTTAAGCCATGATGTAGATTTCATTGCAGGCAAGAGCTATGTGATCTATCTGCAAATGGGGGATGGTACCGTGGACCTAATTCCTATTACACCGGGTTCAGCCAAGAACAAAGTTGTTTTAGGGCGTTTACCGAACGGGGCCTTAAAGCTTAGTCCCGATGACTTTGTGAATACTATCTACACGGTAGTTAATGACGATACCAAAGGCTCATTACCTTATCTGGTTGCAAAAAGAGAACCAGCTGACCAGTTCTCTAATACAATTACTGCAATTAATTACGATGAACGTTATTACCTCAATGACAAGGACTTCATTGATGTACCGGTAGATGATTCACCGATTTATATTCGATATGACCAGCTTGATATTAATCTGGCACGTTTGTATCAGATGCAAAGAGGTGATTTACCAACGACTGGCGAAATCAGTTTTGTAGTTGAAGCAGGTGCACTAGTTTCAAGTTCAAGTTCTTATCGACCGGAAACCAGATTTGTCTATAAATTCGACTATAACTCTAGTCCTGCAAAACGAGAGTATATCGTTCCAGCTGCATCAGAATTACCTGCTATTGATACTGGTGAGTTCCCACCTGATCTCGTGGTAAATTTGACTATTAAAGGTGCTGTTGTTGGACGTGGTGGAGATGGCGGGTTGCCACATTTGGCATTTGGTGCATGGTCTACCGATCCGGATTATAACTTTACTAAAACCCGCCGTGACGGTTTTCAGGGAGCACCCGGTTTATTAAACCGGCACAGTAAACTAAACCTGATTATTGATGGTGGAACTCTGGCTCGAGGCGGCTCAGGTGGTGGAGCAACACCAAGCGGTATTTATACAGGATTATCGTATGGAGTTCAGGGTATTCCCGGTGGAGCTGGAGCACCTTTTGGTCGGGTTATGACCGGACAACCTATTACTAACGATTCACAAGACTGGCGTTGGTACTTAAATGGTGACTTTATGGTTGTCAAAGTAACCGATGCCGAAGCTTCGGTACCCGGTAAAGGTTACCGAACCCAAAATGATCGATATGGATCTCCATTGTCTGGTGATGGTGGAGGTTGGGGCCAGCGCGGTACCAAGTCCACCAATGATGGAACATGGAACTGGCAATACCATGGCACAACTGAAGGCCAGCCGGGGCCGGGTGGACCTGCAATTGTTGGGGTGGCACCACTTACAACTCAATTGATCAATGGAGGGAAAATTCTACAAACACTTTAAATCTTAAAAGAACTTTGAGCACCCAATTCGGGTGCTTTTTTATTGCCTAAATTTTCTGGAGATATAAATGGAACCAGTTTCAACAAGCGGTTTAACAGCAATTTTAAAATTTTATGGTGCAGCAATTATGGTGACGTTAGCGGTTGCTTTAGTTGCAGCAGTTGTATTGATGACACGTATGCCACGATCACCTCAAGAATGGGCAGTTGGTTTGATCTGTACGGTTGTATCAAGTTTGGCTGGCGGCTCATTCATTATTGTGAAGTGGGGACTTCATGAATGGGTTACTGATGTATGGGGGATGATTGCTCTAGGTGGG